GCCAAGGTCAACGGCCTCTCCATTTTCGAGAGTTGGATTGTCTCCGATGTCGACCGCGATAAGTCCAGAGTCTATGGCTACGACGTACCCAAGGGGACATGGATGGTGTCGGTACGTGTCCACAACGAAGATGTGTGGGCCGATGTCAAGGACAAGAAATATCGGGGCTTTAGTATCGAGGGCTACTTCGTCGACAAGCTAATTCAGATGGAGGATGTCACTATTGAGACCATCGCCCAAGCGGTGCGCGAAGTATTGGAGCCCGCCGCATACCTTGACGGGAAGCCACTCTTTGCCACCATCTTGGAGGCTGAGTTGATGGCCGAGGCGTTGGGGTGTGGTGGTCACCACGTCCACGAAATCAACGGGACGCGGATGTTCATGCCATGCGCCACCCATGAGGAGCTGGACCCGCTCCTGACAAACAAGTAAAACCGCGTTATATAACCCCATAGATACTCCAATCATGTCAGTAATTGAAAAACTCAAGGAGGCCGTCCGAAGCGTCGTAGACGAGCGGGCCGAGCTCTACAAAGAAGCCCGCCTTGAGGACGGGCGTGTGGTGGCTACCGAAGCCGACGAATTTTCAGCCGGCGCATCCGTGCGTGTGTTGAGCGATGACGGCGAAGCCGCACCCCTCGAAGCTGGTTCCCATCAACTCTCCGACGGCGGAGAAATCACCGTCGATGCCGAGAGCAAGGTGGAGATGATGGAGGACGAAGAAGAGAAGGTCGAAGCCACCGAGGAAGAGCCCGATGAGATGGCAGCCGTGAAAGCCGCCCTCGTCGAGAAGTTCATGATTTCCGAAGAGGTAGCCCAAGAGATTGTCGAGGTGGTATCTGCCGCCTTGAAGCCTATGGTCGAGGAAGAGGTGGAAGCCTCTGAAGAGCCAAAGAAGGAGGAGATGTCGATGCAGGTAGAGATGGCCCACGAATTGGCCACCGCTCTCGAAGCCATCAACAAGCGCCTCGAAACCTTGGAGAACGCACCCGCCGCAGAGCCGGACCGCGTACTCGCTAAGGCTGAGTTCAAAAAAGAAAACAACCCCAACCTTTCCGGCGTCGATCACGCCATCAATATCATTTCAAATTTATCATGAGTAAGAAGTACAACTTCGATATGGACGTGGTCAGCGGCACTTATGCCGGAGAGCTTGCGCTTCCATACGTTACCGCTGCCATCACAGGCGCGGAGACCCTAAAGAACAACCGCGCCCGCCTGATGGAGGGTGTCGTGTACAAGGCCGTCATCAACAATGTCGGCTTCAATCAACAAGCTGGTGGAGCCACCGTTATCCAGGCCGCCGATTGTGGAGGTACTGACGGAGCGAACACCCAGCTCACCGAACAGATTATCACCTTGGACGATTTGATGGTCAAGGAGACAATTTGCCGCGACACCATCTTCCCAACGTGGATGGCCGCTCAGGGTCGCATGAGCCGCAACGGAGACATCCCCGCTGACTTCGCTCAGTTCCTCCTCGCCTCAACAGCTGCCCAGGCCGCTAACGATGTCGAGTCTTTGATTTGGACGGGGGCCTCTCCTTTGACTACCGGCCTTCTGTCTGACGACGGAACCTTCGACATCACTCACGTTCGTGCTTCACAGATGGGTGGATTCGCTGAGGCTGATTTGACTTCGTTCGATCCGTTCACTTCATCGAATATCTTGAGTGCTATGAATGCCGTATTCGAACAAGCGTCAGCGAGCCCAGGTATTTTGTTGCAACCCGGAGCAGGTTTCTACCTGTCATATGAGGCTTACGCATTCTTCCAGCAAGCCCTTGCAGCGCAGAACACAGGCCCCGGTTATAACCAGGACTTGAGCGGAGCCAACTACCTTGGATATCCTGTCTATCCAACTGCTGGCATTCCTAACACTGCCGACATCATCGCCTTCACATACCCGAACAACATCGTGGTAGCGACGAACGCCTACACAGGCAACGAGGCCGCAAGCCTCATCCCCGTGTATAAGTACGACGGAAGCGATAACGTCAAGGTGACCATGGACTTCGCTATCGGTGTGAACGTAGCTGTTCCAGGTGACGGCGTTGTAGGATTCGACTTTACTGCATAAGACATGGCTTGTACTATCACCCTCGGCCGCGCATTGGATTGTAAGGACGCCCTTGGTGGTCTCTCGAAGGTATTCTTCGTGAACGACTACGTGGGCGGACTTGTGACCGCTGCCGGCACGGGTGATGGAACGGCAGGATCTGCGACAGTAGCCACCGCCTCCGGCGAGAGCTTCACCGTCACGGACCTCCCCGCGATGACCGTACTCCAGTACGACCTTCGCCCGGACTTGTCTTCCTTCACCATCAACGTGCAAAGCGACCCAGCGACGGGGGCTTCTCTCTTTGAGCAGACCTTGAACCTGGTTCTCCAAAAGCACCAAGAAAGCGACCCGGAGCAAATCCGGCTCATCAGCCGCAACCGGTCGCAGATCTTCGTGCTCGATAACAATGACAACGTATATCTCTTCGGGGCTACGTATGGCATGGACCTCAACGGCGGAACCCTGACTTCAGGAGCCGCACGGAATGAGATGAGCGGACAGACTTTGACCTTCGCCGGTCGTGAGGCTGCCCCTTACTATATCTTAGAAGCTACCGCAGGTGCGGGGACGGCTGTCTATCCTTTCGATGGACTCACCACCCCCGGAAATGTGACAGTCACAACAGGGTAAGTTCCTTTGCTTTTTGTGTGTTTTGGGAAGGGCTGCCGAGAGGTGGCCCTTTCTTATATCCCCTTACGATGATAGTGGTGGTCAAAAACAACACGGCAAGCGTAGAGAATACCATCTACCTCACGCCCAAAGAAAAGCGTGGGGCGGCTAATGTGGCGACCTATGGCCCGACCATCACAACGTTGGGAATTGAGCTCACCAGCCTCACCACAGATAAGGTGGTCATGGTGAACTCTAAGACCTTAACCGTCACCGACCGCTTTGCGACTATCACCTTCGACGCTCAGAGCGAAACGGGGGCCACTGCTGTCGACCTCTCCGGCCCCAGTTGGCCAGAGGGCTACATCCAATATCGAGTGGTGGAGCGTTCGAACACCTCCGACCTGTTGCCCATCTCTTCTACGGATGTCATTCTTGAGAAAGGATTGGGCTACCTTACGCGTGGCGAACAGGTAGGGTTTATCCTCACTGAATCGTCCTTGATCCTCGCCAAGGAAGACAGCGGACTACTATTGCAAGAAGATGCCACGACAAGCACCGAAGCGTACCAAGAAACGACCTACGCAAGCCACACCGACGCCGACGAAACCTTCGCCTACTATGAGTGAAAAGCACCAGTTCAACGTCTACGGCTTACCCACCCATGAGCTACCCCTATTCCGGGAGCAACCGGGGCGGGAGTTTGTGACCTACGGATACGATAACCTCTACGGCGATTACCTCCGGGATTTGTTCCTTGGGTCTTCCATCCAATCCGCTGTGGTGAATGGCGTGAGCGAGATGATTTACGGCGAGGGCCTCGACGCTACCGACAGGGAAGAGAAGCCGGAACAATGGCTCAAGACCCAACGGATGTTGGAGCAGTCGGACGAGCACCTCTTGCGGCAGTTGTGTTTTGACCTCAAGCTCTACGGGCAATGCTACGTCCAAGTTATTTGGAACCGCGTCCGCACGGAGATAGCCGAGCTTCGATTCCTGCCCGCCCACTCGGTGCGGTGTGGTATCGCAGACAGCCAAGGGAGAGTAGACAAGTTCTTCGTCTCTCCTGATTGGTCGCGCGTCAGGGAGAACAGGTACGCCCCCATCGAGTACCCCGCATGGGATACCGAGGACCGCACACAGGCGGCGAGCGTGTACCAAATCAAGTCCTGGACTCCGGGCATCCATTACTACGGCCTCCCCGATTACGTGGGCTCAACGAATTACATTGAGCTGGATCGGGAGGTGTCTAGCTTCCACCTCAACAACATCAAGAACGGCCTCTTCCCTTCGATGATGTTGGCCTTCAATAACGGCATCCCCAGCGACGAGGAGAGGCGCACCATAGAACGCCACGTGAACGATAAGTTCAGCGGAAGCAATAACGCCGGGCGGCTCCTCAT